TATCTTCTTCTTCATCGTAAGAGAATTGATCTTCCAAAAGGAAGTTTATTTCTTCATGTGTTAAATGTGGTTTTGTTTGTCTATAGTATTCTACTAATAAAGAACCTTCATCTAACTTACTATAATCTTGATTTAATCTAACATAATCTTCTAAACTACCACCAGTTTCATCTATAAAGTCTACTAACTTTTGAATATTTTCAGGAAGAGGTTTTCCAGTAGCCTCAGCTTCAGCAATTGCTTCTTCAACTTGTTCTTCTACTTCAGCAACTTCTTCTTCTGTAGAATCTTCAGTGATTTCTTCTAATACTGGAGTTTCTTGTGTTTCTGCTTCCGGCTGTACTTCTTCTTGTTCTTGTGAGGTGTTGGCATCGTTAGACTCTGCAACCACTCCCTCGTCGTTAGTGTTATCTTCTTTAACTTCATTTTCCTCTGGTTTTACAGGTGGTTTACTTAAATCAATTTTTATAACGCTGTCATCTCCAGCGCTTTTAAATTTAGATTCATCGGTTTGAGGTGTTTCCTCAACCTTTGTAGTTTCTTCAACTTGTTCAGTCGATTCTTGTGTAGTTTCTTCAACTACGTTTTCATCTTTTTCTTCCATAATATAATATAATAATAATTAATAAATTTTACCTAGGCTCAAATGCACCTAAATCAAAACCGCCACCTAGTATATCATTACCTGATGACTCAAAGTTTTTAGGTGGTTTGCCTGTTTTTCTTTGGTCTATAAGTTCACTTTGTTGTGAAGCTTGTATTTTTGTTCTTTCGTCTTTTCTATCTTCTTTTTCTCTCATAAGTTCAGCAGGATTAGTTTCTACTCCTTTAAGCTGTAAATTCATTTGAAATTCTAATTGCATTAATTCTTTTTTATATTGAACTTCTTGCATCATTTTTTGAGATTCTAACTGCGCTTTTATCTGTTCAATCTCTATTTTACCAGCATTTAAAGCTTGATTCTTTTGAACTTCAGCTTGCGCTGCAACTTGTTGTGCTTGCGCGTTTGCTTGTGCTTGAGCTTGTATATTCTCTTGTTGTATCCGTTGATCTCTATCTATTTTCTTTTTTCTACGTATTTTTAAAAGTTGATTAGCAAGTTTAACATTTTTAATCTCTCTAAGATCAATAGCATCTTCTAGTTCTATGTTTTGTTGTTGTAATGCCATTTGAATATTATTCTCTAACATTTGTTTCTCTTCTTCGTCTGGTGCTAATTCTATAAATATACCAAAATCATAAAGATGTAAATTAGACATTTCTTCTAACGTACCAACGTTATGAGAACCTATAGCTTGAATAAAAGCATCTGCAGTTGGAGAATATTCTAATATATCAGATATTCTAAGAGATAAACATTCTGCAACTTCAGCTGTTAAAAATAATCCAGCTTGTAACACATGTCTTGTTGCTGTGTTTGAGTTTGCAGCCGCTAATTTTTGCACGCCAACTAAAGCGTTTTTATCAGGCATACTACCGTCTCTAGCTTCGTTTAACCCGGTCACATCTCTTATCATTTGTAGGTAATAATTATATGTACCAATTAAACTTTGCATTTTATTACCACCACTTCCTGATTGGATTTCTTGAATAGGTACTTTACCTGGATTCATATCACCATCTTGCGTAAATGATCTACCAATAACAGATCCTGTTTGGAAGAACATGTTTAACGCTTCTTGTGGATTATAATTTGTTCCGTTACCTAAATCTATTTCAGCAAGTCCATCAGCATCTAGATAAACTCCATCTGGAACTAATCTTGACATTACTTGTTGAAGTTTTAAATGTGTTAATTGGATCATATCAGCAAAACCAGTTATTCTACCAACTAAAGATTCTATTCTACCTTCGTAAATTCTAGGTGCTACAATAGAATAGTTCATTTTAACTTTAGTATAATCACTTTTAGGCCGCATCATATTTTTTGACATTTCCCATTTAAGTAATTTATCAGTACCTAAAATTAAAGCACCTTCGTATAATGTTTCTATTGATCTTAATAATTTAGAATAACCTCCTTCCATATCTTTTGGTGGGTCAAACTGATCATCTTTAGGTATTACTTTGTCTGCGCCTGTTCCAGTTTCTTTTACTTTATAAACCTCATTCATATAAGTTTTATAATTGAAATATAAAACTTGAATTGTATTAGTATCTTCTTTATCTACAGAGTGTATTGAGTTATAATTAGACCGATTTGTAGAGCGGTTAGCCATAATTTCTTTTAAATCTTCATGTGATAAGTGTGGAAATTGTTTAGCTAATTCGTTTACTGGTATAGATTTTACTTCACCAACATAATATATATCATCAAAATAAGGGGAATCTGTATAAGAATAAACAAGGTTAGCAGGATCTACGTAATCAATAGTAACACCTTCCGATGTGTTAAATGAAGTTTTAACAGCACCTATACCTAATACTGTTAAATCATAATAAAATCTTTTCTTAATTAACTCATAGTTATTACCTTCGAACAAAACATTTAAAGCTTGTTCTTCTGCAAGTTCTACAGCTTGTTTATAAGTAAGTTGCATGTGTAAACCTAATTCTTCTTCGTTTTCTGGTAAAGTTTCTTTATCGTTTTCGTAAAGATCTACATTAAAAGTATTTTTAACAGCATCGTTAAAATCTTTAGTTTGCATATCTCTTAATACAGATTCCATGTAATCTGTTCTTTGTTTTATACTAAACGGATCTTGAGAAAAAGCTTTTATATCATACGTACGTTCTGCAATACCATTAACAACTATATCTACAAATTTAGGTATAATAGGAACTGGTTTCCAGTCTAAATTTAAATAGGACAAATCACCGTTTATAGATAACTCATCCTTATACTTTTGAATAGATTGTTCTCCTCTCGCGTACAATCTTAAATTATGAAAATTATTTTGGTTGTTTCTATATCTGTTTAAGCTTCTATTATCATTAAACCATTCGGTTTCTATAGCTTTTGCTACTTTTAAACCATAATCGTAACTTAACTTTTCTATATCACTTACAACTTGACTCGGGAAATAACTTTTAATGCCAGACTCTGCCATATTTATTATTTGATTATTTGTGAAGTATTACCTGTGTTTTTATACTTGGAAATACTTATGTTTAATTTAGGTTTTTCTATTTTTGCGTTTGGAGCATATAAATGTCTATTGTTAGCCATAATAGCTAAACCAGAACTTATTGTTGCATCAAACTTTGTTCTTTTATTTATATCAAATCTTGACCAATCATTTAGTAATGCGTTGAAATATAAATTTCCAAACGTTCCGTCTTGCTTCATGCCAACGTGATCTTGAATATACATTTCAATAGCTGCCGCATGAGCTTGTTTTATATCTTCACTAGAGTTTGGTATACCACCTACTTCTTTTTCAGCTGTGGACAATTTGTTCCACACTTTATCTGGTCTATTCATACTAAACCCTCTATATCCTCTTCTTCGTAAATAGTATAACAATCTAGGTTTGTTATTCTCTGCTAGTATTGGCATACCATAAAATACTAATGCCATTAAAACATCTTCAAAGAATATTTCTGCTGTAGGTGGTCTAGATAAATACTCTAAAAAGAAAGAGTTTGATGGAGCATCTTCCATTGAAAATCTAGTTAATCCGTGTAACGCTCCTTTGGATCCTTCTCCATCTACAGTTCCTGATATATCATACGAGTCACATCCAAAAGCACCTATATGTTCGTTACCAGGATATCTTATACCATTTTTTAATATTACTCTGTTTTGTAATTGTTGGGGTGGCACCCAACTTAATTTAAATCTTCCTTTTGGATCTGGATAGAATATAACTTGTGAATCTTTTACTCCATTAACCCATTGAAAATTACCAGTTGTAACCCCAAGGGTTCTAGACATTTCTTCGTTATAGTCTATCTGTTCGTATATTTTAACAAGATTAAATATACTATTTTTTGTTTCATCACGAAAAGCGTGTTCTTCTGTTCTAGGAAACTGTCGGTAAAATTCATTTAAAGCATCTTGATCATCTTTTAAACCATCAGCTTCATTTTGCCAACTATCTATTACGCCTATGTCTATTAATTCACCGTCTGGGGCGAACACATCGATATCAGGAGTAGTGAAAACTGGAATTCCGAACTCATCAATAAATCCTTCGTAGTTCCACTCCATTGGGATAAACAAAGAGTATAAACCAGAT